TTCCCCGGTGCGTCTGGTGTATCTCATCCACTTCTTGCAGAATCTGTAACACAGTTTCAAGCACAATCTTACAAAGAATTATTTCCAGCTGGTGGCCCTGTAAAAACACAAATTATGGGCATGACCAATCCGCAGGTAGAGGCTCAATCAAAAAGAGTCAAAGAGTTTATGAATTATCAACTTACTCACATCATGGAAGAGTACGAGCCCGAGCTAGATCAGATGCTTTTTCATCTCCCCCTTTCTGGCTCGGCGTTTCGTAAAATATATTTTGATGACAAATTAGGAAGACCCGTTTCTAAGTTTGTATCGTCAGAGGATCTTGTAGTGCCCTATGACTCTACAGATTTAATTACCTGTATGAGAATTACTCATGTCATAAAGATGCCCGCTAATGATGTTAGAAAATATCAAGCGTCTGGTTTCTATACAGACATTGAATTAGGTGAAGCTTACGATCAAGAGAACAGCGAAGTGCAAGATCGAATTGATGAATTAGATGGAGCAAAAAGAGTTTACACAAAAGATAACATTCACACAATTTTAGAAATGCATGTTGATCTTGATCTTCCAGGCTATGAGGATGCCAATGAGGCAGGCGAAAGTTCTGGGATAAGTCTACCGTACATCGTAAGTATAGACGAGAACTCCTCTAAAATATTATCTATAAGAAGAAACTACGCTGAACAAGATGCTCTTAAAATTAAAAAACAATATTTCGTGCATTACAAATTTCTTCCCGGCCTTGGCTTTTATGGTTTTGGTCTTATTCACATGTTGGGTGGTTTATCAAAGTCTGCAACCTCCATACTACGACAGCTCATCGACGCTGGTACACTCGCCAATCTCCCTTCCGGATTTAAGGCACGTGGGTTACGCATACGGGATGACGATCAGCCATTAGTCCCCGGAGAATTTAGAGACGTAGACGCTCCTGCTGGAGAGATCAGCAGCTCTTTAGTTCCGTTACCTTACAAAGAACCATCAGGCACACTTTTTCAATTATTAGGTTTTGTTATTGAAAGCGGCAAATCCTTTGCAGCTGTGGCTGACATGAAACTTGGCGAAGGTAATGAAGTCAATCCTGTGGGCACGACTATGGCGTTGCTTGAACGCGGCATGAAAGTAATGTCTGCTATTCACAAAAGAATGCACTCAGCTCAAGGTAAAGAATTTAAATTACTTGCAAAACTTTTTGCAGACACATTGCCCCCTGTGTATCCGTATCAAGTTGTGGGCGGCAATCAAGCTGTAAAAGCACAAGACTTTGATCAAAGAATAGATGTCATTCCTGTTTCTGACCCTAACATTTTTTCTGTTACTCAACGTGTAACACTTGCACAACAACAATTGCAACTAGCACAAGCTGCACCACAAATGCACAATATTCATGAAGCGTATCGTCGAATGTACGAAGCTATGGGAGTGCAAAACATAGAGGCCATTATGCCTCCGCCTCCTCAACCGCAACCAAAAGATCCTGCACTAGAAAATGCAGAATTGACTTCTGGTAAAACTGCTCAAGCTTTTCCTGGACAAGATCATGATGCACACATCGTGGCTCACATAGCCTTGCTAGGCAGTTTAGTTGTGAAATCTAATCCACAAACTTTTGCTAATACACAAGCACATATTATGCAGCACATATCTTTAAAAGCTCAAGAAGAAGTTCAAGAACAAATGGCACCTCAAATGCAACAGATGCAAGCTGCGCAGCAAGGACAACCAATGGCTCCTCAACAACAGCAAATGATGCAACAAGTGATGATGGAGATGCAAACAAAAGTTGCTCAAAGAGAAGCAGAACTTATTACAGAGTTTATGGAAAATATTGATGAACTTGTTTCTGCATCACAAGAAGATCCATTAGTTAAATTAAAAGAACTTGAGCTTCAAATAAAAGCTCAAGAGTCCCAACAAGATTTAAAAGAATCACAAGCCAAACTTTCTGTTGAAAAAGAAAAAATGGAAAATAAAGAAAAAACAGACAAAGCAAAAATAGATCAACAAAAAGATGCCGTGGCTCTTAGGTCTGCAATTGCTATAGAAAAGTTGGAAAGAGAAACACAACAAAAAGTTTTAGACAAAGCAGAAAAAATGACTAAAAATATACAAGACGCTTTTAACAAAGGAATTTAATTATGCAGGGTCGAAGTCAAAGAGGAGGTTTTAAAGGCGGCAAAAGAGGCAAGTCTGGAGGAAGCAGCTCTGGGGGTCAAGGCCAAAGTCAAAGAGGTGGTTTTAAGGGGGGCAAAAGAGGTAAATCTGAGTCTAAAAATACAAGCAGTAAAGATAAACAAGGGCAAAGCAGAAGAGGCACTACAACAACAGCTAAAGATGTTCAAAAAGTAGCGGATAAAATTAATAAAGATTTTAACAAAAGAACAGGATTTCAAACAAAGAGTGGTTTTTTAAAAGATAAGTTTGGAAATATTGTAAGATCTAAAACTCAAGTTGATAGAGTTAGGGCAGAAAAGAAAAGAGAAAAAGCTCTCCGTGATTTGTTTGCATCAGAGATACAAGCACAAGAAGCCAAACAAGTAACCCCAACAGCTACTGGCTTAAAAGGTTTTTTAGACAAAAGAAGAAAAGCCCTTGGTGTAGGACCTTTTTCAATAGAAAAAGCAAACCAACTAAAAAATATAAACAGAGCTCTTGGTGATTTTGATTACACAGGAATGAGCATCGGCAACCAACTTAGAGCACAAAGTTCCGATTTTGTAAAAGGCATTCCCGGTCTTGCAAGGGCGGCCAGCTTTGTTGCTAATCCGGCACTCGCTCTCGCGACTGGAGGCCAAGGAGTTTTAGGTCTGCTTAATAACGCAGGGACGGCACTTGGTCTTAGTCCAAAAACTTCAACAGCACAGCCTAAAGGTTTTCTTAAAGGACTATTTGAGGGGTTACAAATAGGAGAAGCTCCTGCTCTTGAAAATCAAAGAGGAGGGCAAGGGCGAGATCCCATGGCACCAATTATTCCTCTTCCTGTAGATGATCCTTTAAGAAAAGGACCTAGAACTCTTCCCTTTGAACGCTCTGAAGAACCTATTTTGAAAGACGAACCTTTAGGTTTAGATAGATTAAAAGAATTATTTCCAATTAGAATGGCAGCGCAAAATGGTGGCAGAGTACAAATGGGTCACGGCGGCATGGCGCCTATGTCAGGAATGATGATGAGTGAGTCACCTACAGTGGTAATGAATGTTGCAAACTCTGGCATCGGTGGTATATTAGAAAAGTTTAAACAAATTAGATCGGAAATGTAGTATGAAAAAAAGAAGTATGGAAAAAAGAAAAGAGGCACTACGGAAAGTGATAGGAAAAGGTGGTAAAAAAAGAGCGGGACCAGATAGACCAAAAGAAAATAGATTTGCGCCTAAACCAGGAGAAAGACGACCTAAACCGGGCGACAGACAACTTCAACCTAGACCCCCTAAACGTATACCTAAACCGGGCGACAGACAACTTCAACCTAGACCCCCTAAACGTATACCTAAACCGGGCGACAGACAACTTCAAC